GGGCGAAATTCGATATTCTCCGCTTGCCGATTGGCCGCATGAAATGATACTTGCCTATATCCATTACAACAGTCTGGAGCTGCCACCGATATACAAATGGTATAACGGCTTCAAATGCGGTACGCATCCCTGGCCTTCACGAATGTATATCAAGAGCATTGATGACGGTTGGCGTGAAATCTATGACATAGATCCGTCAATAGTCAAGTCAGCCGCAGAAAAAATACAGAGTGCCTGTCACTTCCTTGAAAGTGGGGTGACAAAATGAAAATCACAAAGAAAAAGATATCTGAACTGAAACATCCTGATAGAAACATCAGAATGCATACAGATAAACAGATAGCGGAATTTCAGCGTTCTGTAAAAATGTTCGGTCAGATACGCCCGATAGTCGTTGATGAAAATAATGTTATACTTGCAGGAAACGGTTTGTTTGAAACATTGGTATCTTTGAATTACACCGAAGCGGATTGTTATGTTGTAACAGGGCTTTCGGAAAAGGAAAAGAAAAAACTTATGCTTTCGGATAATCGGATCTTTGATTTGGGCGTTGATGATATGGCTGCATTCGATGCTTTCATACAAGAGCTTGGTGATGACCTTGATGTTCCCGGCTTTGACGAGGATTTATTAAAATCTCTGCTTGCCGATGCGGGAGAGGTTGACGAGATGATGTCCTCTTACGGTTTGGTTGATGAGGACAAAAAAGCGGAAATTTCAGCCGCAAAAGAAACATACGAACATCAAGAAGCGCAGGCACAGCCTGTTCAACAAATACAGCCTTCCCCTCTCGCTGAAAGCGATTCGGAGGAAGAACGCAGATTTTTAATCTGCCCGAAATGTGGTGAGAAGATATGGCTGTAAAGAGAGCAACGGGCAGTATGAATGTTGTGCAGGCGGCAATCCATAGGATAAAAAATGTTTTTTCTAACGGCTTACCTGTATATATGAGTTTGTCCGGGGGCAAAGACTCCATCTGTATGGCAGACCTTGTATATCAGCTTATTCGTAAAGGTGAGATAGATGCAAAGCAATTAAGAATTATATTCATTGACGAAGAAGCAATATATGATTGCTGTATCGAAGCAATGAAGATGTGGCGCAAACGCTTTTTAATGATAGGTGCATCTGAGTTTAGGTGGTATTGTTTACCTTTGAAACAGGTGTCTTGCTTCAATCAGCTGACGAATGATGAAAGCTGGATAACTTGGGAACCTGGCAAAGAAGATGTGTGGGTTAGACAACCTCCTTCTTTTGCTATTCGGTACAGTCAATATTTGCCCGGTGTCGGTACAATGAATTATCAAACCTTTCTGCCCCGTGTTACAAAGGACGGAATAATGATGACAGGCGTAAGGGCATCAGAATCAGTACAGCGATTGCAATATATGTCAAGCCTTAATCTCGGCAGACAAGGGATAACAGGCTCAAATACAATTTATCCGATATATGACTGGCGTGACAATGATGTATGGAAGTATATCAGAGACAATCATCTTGATGTGCCTGAGGCGTATATGTGGATATATCAAGCCGGAGAAAGCAGGCGGTCACTCCGAATATCAAACTTCTTTGCCTGTGACAGCTTGCGAGGGCTAAAGCATGTAGCCGAAACAGACCCCGACCTGTGGGCGAGAATTGAGAAGCGTGAGCCAAACGCTTACCTTACTCTGCTGTATTGGGACACAGAATGGTATAAGCGCAGAAGCAAAACAAGGCGTGACAATGAAGCGGACAATAACCGTGATTATAAAGAGCTTTGCCGAAAGCTTCTGTTTGAAGATGCCGACAAGCACTTTACCAATCCGACCACAAGGAATGTAGCACATCAATACAAACGGTGTTTTACAAAGGTTGACGGAATGGCACGGCAGCGTGATTACAGAAAGATGTATGATGCGCTTATTGCAGGAGATCCAAAGCTCCGCTCTTTGCGTGCGATATACCAGGATGTGTACGGTGCGTATGCTGAGTATGCAAAGAAATTCCGTGTGAACGGAGGTGAGAACAAATGAGTGAGATGGATTTGTTTTCACCGCTTGCATCTTTACAATGGGTGGACAGAGAAAAGCTAAAGCCTAACGACTATAACCCGAACAAGGTCAGCCGTGAAAATTTAGAACTGTTGAAGCAGTCCATACTTACAAACGGTTGGACGCTTCCGATAGTCGCACGCCCAGACTTCACAATCATAGACGGTTTTCACAGGTGGACGGTAGCCGGAGAAGAACCGCTACATTCAAAGCTCGGCGGCAAAGTACCTGTCGTAATCGTGAAGCATGAGGATGAAGCAGAGGATATGTACGGCACTATCACGCACAACAGAGCGAGAGGCACACATCTTTTAGAGCCGATGAAAGCGATAGTCAAGAAGCTAATGGACGAGGGAAAGAGCGTAAAGGAAATAAGCAAACAGCTCGGTATGCGTCCGGAAGAAATATTCAGACTGTCAGACTTTAGCAAAGAGGAATTCATAAACCTTATGGTAAAGAAAGATGAGTACAGCAAGGCGGAGATACTTGCAAGGATATAAAATAAATACATAAGGCGGACGGACAGCTGTAACAAACGGTTGCTCGTCTGCCTTTTATGATATATAAAGCGATATGCTGATGTAGCTCAATAGGCAAGAGCCGTGGAGTGCAGGTTCAAGTCCTGCCGTCAGCGTGATTTTCGGTGTCGATGAGGTCAAAAAGGTACTGTGACGGCCCCGCCCCAAACGCCGCGGGCTCGTCGACCCCGAAAAAAATTCAGTTAGTGATGAAATTTTTCGGTCATTTCCGTTCCGCCTTGTACGGTTTGACGAAAACTATCGTGCATTTTTCGGACAGATATGCACGATAACGGAGAAAGGAGCATTATTTATGGCTGAAAAAATAACCATAGATACGGAAATAAGCACATCAGAATTGGCGGTGGTTTTGGGGTTAACAGGTAGGAGGATTAGACAACTTGCCGAAGATGGCGTTTTAGAAAAAATCAAAGATGGCAAATTCATATTACCAAAAGCGGTGCAAAAATATATTGCTTTCTTAACATCAAAAAACAGTGATGTCAGTCAGACAGAAAAAGCTAAGCAAGATGCAGAGGTCAGTATCAAAAAAGCAAAGGCGGTCATATCCGTACTTGAAGCGCAGGAGTTACAGGGCAAAATGCACCGTGCAGAAGATGTAGCCGCCATGACAGAGGATTTAATATATGCTATTCGTGGTATGCTTGTAGCATTGCCCGGACGGTTGGCTGTTGATGTTGCTACAGCTAAAACCCCTGCCGAAGCTTCCGAAATCATTCGCAAGGAAATTTACAAAGCCATGAAGGAACTTTCCGAATATCGGTACGACCCAAAAAAATATGAGGAGCGAGTGCGAGAGAGAAAAGATTGGGGCGACTTGGAGAGTGACATAGATGACGAGTAATAAAGATGCTGCACGCCTTAATAAAACCATAGCCAAAGCAATGCTCGGAATGGTACCGCCCGAAGATTTAACAGTTACAGAATGGGCAGAAGCTAAACGCCGACTTTCAGCTGAGAGTGCGGCAGAACCGGGACCGTGGAGAACAGACCGAACTCCGTATTTGAAAGAGGTTATGAACTCTTTTACAGACCCGAAAGTAAAGCATATAGTAATGGTTGCGGCTTCACAGGTAGGTAAATCTGAATTTCTGAACAACGCAATCGGCTATATTATTGATGAAGACCCCGGCTCTATTCTCTTTGTGCATCCGACAACAATAGATGCAAAGGAATATTCAAAGCTCCGTATAGCTCCAATGATACGAGATTGTCCCTCGCTGAAAAAGAAGGTCAGCGACCCGAAAAGCAGGGACAGCGGAAATACTATTTTACAAAAGACTTATCCCGGAGGGATATTAACCTTATGTGGCTCAACGGAAGCTCACGCACTTGCTTCAAAACCTATACGATATGTATTCGGCGATGAAAGAGACCGTTGGGCGTTATCAGCTGGCAATGAGGGCGACCCATGGGATTTGGCTATGGCAAGGCAAACCACTTTCTATAATGCAAAAGCTGTTGAAGTATCAACACCGACTATAAAAAATGCAAGTGCGATTGAAGCATCTTTCGCAACAGGAACAATGGAGCGATGGAAAACACGCTGTCCGCATTGTGGCGAATACCACGAAATACGGTGGGAAAACATCAGATACCATTCAGAAGAAAAAATAATTGCAGGGAAAAAGACATACAAGGTATCTGATATATTTTATGTTTGCCCCGGATGCGGCTCTGTTCTCAAAGAAAACGAGATAAAAAAACAGCCTGCAAAATGGGAAGCTGAAAACCCCGAAGCATATAATCAAGGAACACGCTCATTTTGGCTCAATGCCTTTGTCAGTCAGTGGGCTACTTGGGAATCAATTATATTAAAATATCTTAACGCAATAGGAAGCTCCCGAAAAATGCAAGTTGTATATAATACCTGTTTCGGTGAACTATGGGATGACAGAGGTGACCTTGAAGATGAGGACAGCTTAATGGCAAGGCGTGAAGAATACAGCGCAGAGTTGCCGGAGGGTGTTCTTGTTTTGACTTGCGGAGTTGATACGCAGGATGACAGACTTGAATTTGAGGTGCTCGGACACGGACACTTTGGCGAGACTTGGGGCATTCGCAAGGGTATTATAATGGGACGGCCCGATGACAAAGAAACTTGGGCGGCACTTGATGATGTTTTAGACCATACATATAGATTTGAAGATGAAAAGGGACTGCATATCAGCATGACATTTGTTGATGAGGGCGGACATTTTACACAAGATGTCCGTATGCAATGCAGTGCCCGCATCTCAAAAAAGGTATTCTGCATTAAAGGTATGGGCGGCCCGGATAAACCATACACCGCACCGCCGAAAAAGCAAAAGATAGTCTTTAACCAAAGAGCTGTAGGCACCTGTTGGCAATATCAAATCGGCGTTGATTCGGGTAAGCAAATCATAATGGATAATCTTAAAGTACAGACACCCGGCTCAAAATATTGTCATTTCCCGAAGCGAGATGATTACGGCTCCGGATATTTTAACGGCTTGCTATCTGAAACATTGGTATATGATGCGACAAAGAAACAGCCGTTTCAGTGGAAGAAGATACCGGGACACGAACGCAACGAAGCGCTTGACTGTAGGAACTATGCTTTAGCGGCTTTTAAAGCCCTCCCTGTCAATTTAGATGAGATAGACAGGAGATTAAAAGCATTACGCAATCAAACGCCTGTAAGTACCGTTGCAACAGCTCCTGTAGCTACTACAACAGGAAGGACACATACAAAAAAGCCGAAAGGCTCAAATATAAACAAATATTATGATAATTGGTAGGTGATACAAAATGGCAGATGCAACAGAGATAAGAGCAAGGCTGGCATTCTGGAAACAAGCTTTGGAAAAATTAAGAGCTGCATATATTGCTCTGATTGACGGAGGTGTGAAAAGCTACACAATAAATGACCGTCAGCTGACAAGGCTTGACTTGCCCTCTCTCAAAAGAGAAATTGAAGAAGCCGAAGCAAAGGTTGATGAACTTGAAAACCTGTTGCAAAACCAAAGACCACGAAAAGCCTTTGGCGTTCTTCCCCGTGATTGGTAACCATTTTGCCGATGTTGGCAAAATGTTACCCAAATAATTCAATCAGGGTATTAGCTCTTATGAGCTTTACCACGAATAGCCCGGCGGGGTTTGTGGCTCCTTTCACTGTCGGGCTGTTCGTTATATATTTTCATTTTTTAAAGATGGAGGTGATTAACTTTGAGTAAAAAAAGAAAAAGAAACGCTATGTCTCCGCAGGTTAAAGGATATAGTGAAGCCGGTGCAAGCACGACAAGGAGGGCGCTTAAAGGATTCCCTCCAAACAGTGGCTCTCCGAATGAAGATATAAACAGCAATAATTTCACGCTACGCCAAAGAGCAAGAATGCTTTATATGGCGGCTCCTGTTGCGGCATCTGCAATAAACACCAACAGGACAAAGGTTGTTGGTACCGGCTTACAGCTCAAAAGTGCTATTGACAGAGAAATTCTTAAAATATCTCCGGAAGCTGCAAAGGAATGGCAGAAAAAAACCGAAGCGGAATTCAAGCTGTGGGCTGAAAAGAAACAGAATTGTGATGCACTCGGTCTTAATAATTTTTCTGAACTGCAACAGCTGGCACTTAAAGCATGGCTTATGTCGGGAGATGTATTTCCTGTAATTAAAAGATATAACCCCACGCCTATAAATCCTTATTCGTTGCGTATTCACATTATAGAAGCAGACCGCATCAGCACACCGTCAGAATTTGCCGGAGGATATTTCGGCGGCGGTATTACAGAGGGAACTGTTAAAGACGGCAACCCCGGAGCAGGTCATAAAATCTATGACGGCGTTGAAGTTGATGAAAATGGAATGGTTGTTGCGTATTATATTTGCAATACATACCCGTATCAGATAACGACAGAAAAAGCAAAATGGACAAGAGTGTTGGCATACGGCGAGAAAACAGGCATTCCAAATATACTGCACATAATGGATTCGGAACGCCCAGACCAATACAGAGGCGTACCGTATCTTGCCCCTGTAATTGAAACACTACTGCAATTACGCAGATACACAGAAAGTGAGCTTATGGCGGCGTTGGTACAAAGTTTCTTCACTGCCTGGATAGAAACGCATTCAGATCCGGCACAAATACCGTTTAACGAAACAGGTTCGGGCGGTATTGCAGATATTCCGGGAACAAACCCGACAGATGGCGAGGAAGGAATGTCAGACAATCCCAATGAATATGAAATGGGACCGGGTTCTGTATTCCATCTTGAAGAAGGCGAAAGCGTACATTTTGGCAATCCGAACATTCCTACAGCCGGCTTTGATACTTTTGTCAAAACGATATGCAGACTGATAGGCTCTGCATTAGAGCTTCCCTATGATGTTTTGGCTAAAGAATTTAATTCAAGTTATTCGGCATCAAGGGGCGCACTTCTTGAAGCATGGGAAGCTTTTAAAATGCGCCGTAAGTGGTTTGTAGATGATTTCTGTCAGCCAGTATATGAAATATGGCTTGCGGAAGCTGTTGCAAAGGGCAGAATAAAAGCACCGGGATTTTTCGATGACCCGTTAATTCGTTCTGCTTGGAGCGGCGCAAGGTGGATAGGACCTGTTCAAGGTCAACTTGACCCGAAGAAAGAAGTTGAAGCTGCAATCTTGCAGGTCAACAAGGGTTTTAAAACCCATGAACAAGTTACCGTTGAAATCGGCGGCGGTGATTGGAATGAAAACGCCGAACAGCTTGCGAGAGAAAATGAAATGCTTTCAGGTGCAGGCGGTAATCAGCCTGTTCAAATTAAAAGCTCGGAGGAAGGAGAGGAATAAAAATGAACAAAAACAAAATGGTAAACATACGCCGTGATTATTACACAATGGCGACAAATGAAAATAATGAAGCTGTTATTACAATGTACGGTGATATTGTTGAGCGACAGCCAACGAATTGGTGGACGGGTGAACCTATACCCGGACAGTACATTATAGAAAGTGTATTTTTAGAAGATTTGGATTCTGTATCAAATTGTAAATCCATTCTAATTAGAATGAACTCACTTGGTGGAAATGCAGGAGTTGCTATTCTTATTCATAATAGACTAAGAGAATTAGCCTCAAAAGGCACTTCACTTATGTGTATTGTGGATGGAGTTGCGATGTCAGGAGGCTCGTTAATTATGTGTGCTTGCGATACTATAAAAGTAAATCCGTCAAGCATTGTTATGATACATAAATGTTGGACAGAGTTATACGGTGGGTACAATGCAGATGAACTTAGAGAGCAAGCAAATCAAAATGATGCGTGGGACAGAGCCCAAATGGAAATATACAAAAGAAAATGTGGCCTTTCAGATACAGTCATTACACATATGATGAAAGATACGACATATATGACAGGCAAAGAAGCACTTGACAAAGGTTTTGCGGATGAATTATTAGAAAATGCAGAACCGATTGATATTTCTGCAAGTGCTGATGGTAGAAGTCTTTTTGTTCGTGGGCGTGAAATGCATCTTGCACCTGGAATGTTTGCCCCGGACACAATTCCTACGGTCAACCCCGAAGCAAAAACTTCGGTTAAGACAAATAATATAAAAACGCCGGTAGCCCCGGCAGCCACAGAAGGAGGAAACACTATGGCAACAACAGTAAAAGAGTTGCGGGATGAATTCCCGAAACTGGTCGCACAGATTGAAGCGGATATTACTGAACAGGTAAAAGCCAGAAACAACAGTGCGGTCGAAGCGGCTGTAAATGCAGAACGCAAGAGAATCGAAGAGATTGACGAAATCGGAGATTTATTCGATAACGAGCTTGTCAATTCTGCAAAATACGGCGAGAATGCCTGCACTGCTCAGGAGCTTGCGCTTCGGGCGGCACAGCAGGCAAAGAAAAACGGTCATAATTTTATGACAAACCTTGAAAGTGATGCAGGTGCATCAGGAACAGCGAATGTCGGAACGGCTCCGGGGACGGAATGTGATCCGGCAAACGATAGTTTGACAGCCGAACAGCACAAGGCATGGGTAAAAGCGGAGATTAAAAAGTTGCTCGGCAAACAGAAGGAGGAATAAAAATGTCTGAAATGCTTTCAAAGAAACTCGGCGAAATGGAATATGACGGTCTTGTAACCGACATTATTCCCGAAACAGAAGTGCGCGGAAAGACTATCCGCAAAGTAAGCGCTGAAACGGAATTCAAAAGAGGTACTATTCTCGGAATGAGTAGCACGGACAACAAGCTTGTTGTTCTCGGAACGACAGCTGCACAGGGAGAAACTATTACTCCCGATTGTATTCTTTGTGATGATGTCACGGTAGGAACTACTGATGATGTCATTGCAACAGTATATACTGCCGGCTGTTTTAATACAGAAAAAATCATTGTTGCAAGCGGATATACAATTACAGCTGCGGATTTTGATGCACTCCGCAAATATGGCATTGTATTCAAAGCCGCTTCAAAAGCTAATTAAGGAGGGAACAAACAATGGGAGAACTTAATTTTTTTGAAAATATTGTTATGATGGATATTACAGAAGAAATCGTGCCTCAGGCATCATTTTTCCGCGACCGCTATTTCCCGACAGGCGCAGGTGATATTTTTGCCGCAGATAAGGTTTTGACCGAATATCAGAAAGGCGACAGAAAAATGGCTAGCTTTGTAGCTGAGCGTGTAGGAGATATTCCTATGGAACGCAGAGGCTATGAGATTCACGAATACCAGCCTGCTTATATTGCTCCGTCAAGACTTCTTACACTTGACGATTTGAATAAGCGTGGATTTGGTGAAGCTCTTTATCCCGGAAGCACACCGGCTGAAAGAGCTGCAAGATTGCAGCTGAAAGACCTTACAGAACTTGATGCACGCATTCAGCGCCGTGAAGAGTGGATGGCAGTACAGACTATGATTAACAACGGTTGTACAATGCAGGAATATGTGGACGCAAAGACCGTTGGCAATCAGAAAATAGTAAGGTTTTATGATGTATCGTCAGATCATACATACAGCGTTAGCCCCAAATGGGACACTTCTACAGGTGATTTCTTCGGAGATGTAAAGAATATGTGCAGAATGCTGTCAAAGCGTGGACTGCGTGCAGTTGACCTTGTTCTTGGTACAGATGCTGCAGATGCAATTCTTGAAATTGAAAAGGTGCAGAAGCTCCTTGATAAGAACAGCGGAATCATAATCGGAGAAATTGAACAGCAGCTCAGTCAATATGACGGTGTTGTATATATGGGTACGCTGAATTTCGGTGGATTCAAACTCAACCTTATCAGTGTTGACGAAACATACATTGATGACAGCAATACCGAACAGAAGTATTTCCCTGCTACATCTGCAATGGTAACGGCTCCGGGATGCGGTCACATGATGTACGGACAGATTTCGCAGATTGATTACGGCTCGACAGAATTCAAAACATATGCTGCAAAGCGTGTTCCGAAGTTTGCTGTTGACCAGGATAGAGATATCCGTAAATTAAGACTTGGAACAAGACCGCTTGCAGCTCCGCATAATTATTGCCCGTATATCTATGCTGCCAATGTAGTCGGTTAATACCGATTTATCAGAAAGGAGTAACAGTAATGGTTAAAATCAGAATTATATCCGGTGGGTACGGTTATAAAACAAACGGCATAAACAAATTAAAGGATCGCAACAGCGAGCCTTTTTTTGTTGAAGAAGCGGAGGCAAATCGCCTAATATTTCTCGGTGTCGCCCAAATCGTTAATACAGATGTTGCAACGCCCAAAAACCACGATTATGATACGGGGGCAGGTATCAACCTATCTGAAAACGAAAACGGCGAGAACGGCGAAAATGAAGCTGACAACGGTATAGATGAAAACGACACAGATTTGACCGCACATCTTAGTAAAGAACAGCTTCTGGAAATGACAAACAAAGACCTCAAAAAACTGGCAGAAGATATGGGAATTGACACTTCAAAAATGAAAGTGAAAAAAGACTATATTGATGCCATTATAGAGGTGGATGTTTATATTTCGGATGACGGTGATGAGCCTCCCGTTCTTAATACGGAGGAACCTGTGGGATGAGTGCGTTCAAAGATATGGTAACAGCTGATAATATCCGGGTATTTCTCAACGAGAATGAGTTTGCGGAAAAGCATACCATTATCTATGACGGAGAACGATATGAAAATATACCTGTTGTTTTGGCAGGCTTGAAAGAACAGGACAGAAGCCAAAACATAAACGACCATGCAGAAGGACTTTATCTTGTCAGTACAATTCTTCATTGCCGAATAGATGACCTCGGAGGAAATCAGCCTGAAAAGGGCAAAAAAATAAAAATAATTGATGTGGAAAACGGATTGTTTTTCAGAGAATTTTATGTTGCTTCTTCCGTTTGTGAAATCGGAATGCTCCGGATAGAGCTGGAGGCGATAGATGAATGAGTATTATACGCATTGATGAAGTTGGCGGCAGAGGGTTAGACAGGGTAAATAAAATTCTTGCAGGTGTTCCCGGTGGTGTGTATAAAGCGACATCTTCCGCATTGAAGCGTGCCGGAGATACAGCAAAGACCAAAGCAGGACAATTTGCCGCAGCAGAGTACACGATAAGCAAAGGCACTTTTATGAGCAATGTCAATATAAAAAGCCGTGTTACCGGCGGTGTCGGCGGCGTTGCAAGTATGAGCTTGTCGTTTTCCGGAGGCGTTCTTCCTCTGTTGAAATTTAATACAAAGTTTTCAAGACAAGGCAGAGTAACAACGCAAGTAAAGAGAAACGGTGGCGGCGGAACACTTGAACATGCTTTTGTTGCGAGTATTTTCGGTAATGCGGCAGTGTTTGAGCGTGTCGGTGCGCCCCGTTTTCCTGTTGAGCAAAAATTCGGACCTTCGACAGGTCACATGATGCAGAATGAAGAAGTCATAGAAAAGATGACGGAAACAATCGCTGAAACATACGACAAGCGTATTGAACACGAAATAATGCGTGTACTTAATGGATTTGGAGGCTGATGATTATGACAAAAGTTATATTGCTTGAAGAATTGAAAAAGTTTACCGAAACAGCAATCAAGGATATCATTATGCCGACTAAGCCACAAAAAAGCGATACGGAACCGGTATTCAGAGCTGCAGAAGTGTACAAGATGCGTTTGCCGGACAGTAATTCGGCAACAAAAATATCTCCATACATTATTCATCAAGTTATCACGGGTAAAGATAGTCAGCAACCAACACAAAGAGAAGAGAGTGCAGCTGTTGTCAGAAGTATTTTCTGCGTGTATAACGAAGATGAACAAGAGGGTGCTTTAATGCTGTTAAACCTTATGGAGCGTTTGCGCATAGAACTTTTGAAAAAAGGCGTTATAGGTCATCAGTTTGCGCTTGATTTGGAAACAGGTATTGAATATTTAATATATCCCGATGATACAGCTCCGTTTTATGCCGGAGAAATGATTTCTAACTGGCTGTTACCAACCGTAGAAAGAGAGGTTATACTATGAGCGAGAAAAAACAAACGGTAGCTGATGAAGCTCCCGCAAAGTCAAAAAAGAGTCCACAGAGCGCAAATGATACAAACAGCGGATTTTGCGCTTACATAGGACCAACAATTATAGGTGTTATTCAGAACGGAACGATATATAACGGTACAAAGAGTGAGGTTATTAAACGCCTTGCAACCGTCATCAATAAATATCCTCTTGTTCAGACACTTATTGTTTCGGGCGATACATTGCCCGAAGACAGATTAAAAGTAAATCAGCCCGGCAATATCCTTTATGTGAACTATCACAAATTGGAAAAGGGCAAAAAATAAGGAGGTAAATTATAATGGCAAATCACAGCGTTAATGCTAACGAACAGGCAACAAGCGTAAGCACTCCCGTTGTAGCTGAATCGGGCGTTCCTTTCGTTGTCGGTGTTGCTCCTGTTCAGTCGGCAGAAAACCCGGCAACAGTCGGAAGGCCTGTCCTCTGTACGGATTGGGATGAAGCTGTTGCAAAACTTGGATATTCAGATGACTGGAGCAAATACACGATTTGCGAAGCTATGTATTCACACTTTAAACTCTATGAATGTCAGCCTATAATATTCTTGAATGTGCTTGATACAACATCAAATACTATGACCGAAGCGGTCACAGCTGCAGATATGGATGTATCAGACCATAAGATAAAGCTGTCTATTGATGCACTGAACGATACTAATTTGGCTGTCAAGGCAGCAGGTGGACAGGGAGCGGCACTTGTAAAGGGTACAGATTATGATACATATTACAATGGTGAATATCTTGTAATCGAACTCATTTCCACAGGCTCGGCTTATTCCGCAACAAGTTTGAATGTCGCATACAAAAAGGTTAAACATTCGGGCATTACTGCAACCACGATTGCAACGGCAGTTGAAAAGGTTGAATTATGCTTAACCAAGATTGGCATTGTCCCCGATTTGATTTTGGCTCCGAGGTATTCCGAAGATCCATCCGTAGCGGCGGTAATGGCAACAAAAGCATCAAATATTAACGGCTTGTTCACGGCAAAAGCACTGATTGACCTTGATAGCAGTTCAAGCGGCGCTACATCATATTCTGATGTTTTAACCAAAAAGAATGCTGCAAATCTTACGGACAAAGCAGAAATCGTTTGCTGGCCGAAGGTCAAAATCGGTGAAAAAACATTCCATATGTCAACACAGCTTGCAGGGCTTATAGCCAAAGTTGATACCGACAACAGCGGCGTACCGTACGAATCACCCTCAAACAAATCCTTAAAAACTGACGGGCTTGTATTGGCTGACGGTACGGAGGTTGACCTTACTCTTGCACAGGCAAATACCGTAATGAATAACGGTGTGGTAACTGCAATCAATTTTGTAAACGGATGGGTTGCATGGGGTAACTACACAGCTTGTTATCCGGGAAATACAGATGTAAAAGATTATTTTGTTCCTATTTCACGCTCTTTCGGGTGGGTAGGCAATACTTTAATCAAGACATTCTGGAGCAAGCTTGACAATCCTATGAACAGGAGACTGATTGACACTATCCTTGACACCTGCAATATCTGGCTTAACGGTCTTGTGGGACAGGGATATTTTTATGGCGCTCGTGTTGAAATGATTGAATCGGAAAATCCTGTATCAAATCTTATGGCAGGTATAATCAAGCTTCATGTATATATTACTCCGCCCGCTCCTGCACAGGAAATAGATTTTGTGCTTGAATACGATGCAGAGTATGTAGCAGAAGCATTGAGCTAAACGAAAGGAGGACTAAACTATGGACCAGAGTATTATAAACTTTGCCGTTTATGAGGACGGAAAAGAATATGTAGGAGTTGCAAGTGCTACACTGCCTAATCTTACTGCTCTTACACAATCCATATCCGGCGCAGGAATAGCAGGAAATGTTGAAGCGGTAATTATCGGTCATTTTGATGCCATGTCATTAACGCTTAATTTCCGCACAGTTTCCAAACAGGCTATTAGCCTTTCTGAGCCGAGAAGACATAACATTGATTTAAGGGTTGCACAGCAAAGTGAAAATCCTACTACCGCAAGGCTTGAAGTTGATAAAGTCAAGCACATTCTTGTTGTTGTTCCCAAAACAGACAATGGCGGTTCGGTTGCTCCTGCTTCTCCTGCAGATGCAAGCGGTGAATATGCCGTTCATTATTGGGCTACATACATTGACGGTAAGAAAGTGCGTGAGATTGATCCAATCAATTTCAAGTGCTACATCAACGGAAAAGATTATCTTGCAGAAGTGCGTTCAGCACTCGGAAAATAAAAAATTACAATGCCCGGAGCGAACAATGCTTCGGGCAATAATTTTAATCTTGAAAGGAGTAAATTAAAATGGCAGAAAAAGATAATGTTATCAAAATGGAAAATGAAACGGTCGAACAAAACGGCGTATATGTACACGAGTTTAGCAAGCCTTTTACATATGAGGGCAAAACTTACGAGAAGTTAACCTTTAATTGGTATATGCTCACAGGTAACGACAGCCTTGCTATTGAGAACGAATTGCAGAGCCTCGGAAAAGCGATAATTATGCCAGAGTTTTCGGGTGATTATCTTGTGCGTATGGCTTCTCGTGCTTGTACCGAAAACATTGGAGCAGATGTTATCCTTGCAATGCCGCTTGGTGACTATAATGCTATCAGAGGCAAGGCAAGATCTTTTTTGATTCGATTGGGCCGATAAGCGGCAATAGCGGTTTATGGCTCAGAAAACAATGCTTTATTTTGGCAAGGAACAGCAGTACGCCTAT